AGTATTGATCTCGCCACTCAAGGGATTATGCGGAACAGCGGGAAGCAAGGAGAACTTGCCATCCATAATCACAAAATTGCACAAGAAATAAGGCGCAGTGTCGGTGATGTATTGCCGCAGATTAGTTCGCTCTACGATCGCACCATTAAAGAACAGCTCTTGCTTGCGGATGAATCTAGAGGTCTCCACAAAGTCATTTACATTCAGCAGGCGTGGATTTGCTGCAGTCATATTTAGCGAATTGCCCGCTCCAGCAAGCTTGTTCGTTAGCAAGTAGTAAACAAGATCAGTAAAAAGATTGCTTGGGCCATACAGTTGGCGATAAGTTAAACTATCTGAATTTTCATAAGGATTGCCTTCGGAAGCGTTGTAGTCAGGATGCAAACGCTGCACATGCAAGCCGCTGCCGAGCCAGCAACGCATTTGATCCAAGCTTGTAAAATTGCGACTTGCCTTCAATGACAATCCAGCAAGCGTTAAGCCGCCATACTCGGGCGTGCGCTCATTTGGCAAAACTTCATTCACATAAACAACAGCGTGCTCAGGCTCGGATTCGTTCGATTTCTGCACTAATCCTCTGTAAAAACTCAGATCTGCATATTGACTTTGAGATTCAAATACAGTCTCAGCATCTAGCTGAATCCTTTGAGGAACTTCTCTGACATCATTGATCAAATACCTGTAACCAACTCTGCTATAAGTCCAATAGAAAGGATTATTGCCAGCTCCAATCCCTACTGAGTCATCAACAGTATCGCCTTTATTCCAGTTAGCTGTTGTATAACCATCATCAAGAACTTCAATTGGACCAGACTGTTCCCACTTCTGTGTAAGGCCACTGAAGTGACCGCTAGGCAGTTGCGCCACCCTAGCAGTTATTCTGATTCTGACCCTCTTAGAGCCTTTTGAAATAGAACGAGTTTCGCTTTTAGTGCTGCCAATCGCAAGGTTACTAGCATCACCGAAGACTTCATAGAAGTAAGCGCCACTACGTCCTGTCGGCAAACTCGTCGTGTCAACGTTAGTAATCCTGTAAGTAAGCCCGGAGAACTGCATTGCTGTTCCACTAGGGTGGTTATTTTTAAATGGATTGCTGTTTCCATAAGCAGCATTTGTGCCTGCCGTCGCTCCATTGCCGCGCCTAAAACTAACCCTTTCGTTTATTGAAAAATCAGGGTTGCTACCAATAATGTTGGCACTTACAGGCGCCCAAGCGTGAGTTACGCCATTGTAAACTCGTGCATAGTGATCAGACGGAAGCTCAAATTTTTCAACCGTCCAATTAACTCTGAGCCATTTATTTCCAAAAACCTCCAGCGTCTCTTGTGATCTTCTTGTGCCAACAGGGCCTGATGCACTATCGGCATTGCCAAAAATTTCGTGCAGGAAAGCACCTGTTCTTCCTGGCGGATCAACGTTGCCAATGTGTGTTTCATATTCCATCGAAATAGCTCGACGGAACGTACCAGACTGATCTTGCGGCAATACCTCCTCAGCCCTAATCGCTGAAGGGATTGAAGAAGACCCCTTTTCCACCGATGACGATGGCTTGCGCAAAAACTCTTTATTGAGCCTAATGTCTCGTTTCGTGATCCTGTATCCAGCCGCCTCTATCTCAAATGCTCCAATGTCCGGCACTCGGACGTTTTCTTGCACGATTTCTTGTCTCGTGTCAGGTATTGAGGCCGAAAGATGAATGAACTCCTGATCATCAGACAATGCACGCAACTCAGAGCCCGGAATGCCAACAAATTTAAACTCAAGCTCTCTTGGTATTCTGCGTGGATGCGTAAACCTAATAAAGTTATATTGTTCTACAGGTCTAGTACCTCGAACAACAAAATAGATGTCCATCAAGCGGAATTTTCTGGCTTTTCCACTGCTATCCAATCCTGCTTCGCGTACAAAAACCTGAAACACTGAAGATCTTATGATCGTGCCTGTGTACGTTCCAGACCGCACCTGCACTTCTTCGTCGTCGAAATCATCTAACTCGCTAGGTGTAGGAACAGTGTTGAACGCACAAAGACCGTTTAAACGCTGAAAAACTTTGCTGCGTATGCCAACCTCAGTTACGACCGCTGGCTTGTTATTCCTAACAATGCCAGTGGCAACTCTTGTGATCGGGAAAAATCCAGCACCAATTCCGCCTTTGTCAGCGATAAAATCCTTGCTTGGATTTACTACGTTCTGTTCGCTAACGATTCCAATGGCCCTTTGCCGGGACTCGTCAGTATCAATACACTTCAAGCGAATCTTTTGAGTTTCGTCAATATCAGGATCAAACCGCTCCAGCGTTCTGCCAGAAACCACCCATTTAGAATTGCCAATCGCAAACTGTTCGCCAATTTGCATCGCTTCATCAGCTGCAATTTGCTCTGATGCAACAGAGGCGTTGATGTCGTCAACGTTCTCGCCACCTCTATTATTGCTTCGTTGGTATTTGTCTTCACGAATCTTTGTCGGCACAATCGTAAACTCAACAACATCTCCAGCCTCGACTGTCTTTATTTCGCTGAAGCTATTGCTACCTGTTACCCTTTCGACTGATCCATTCGTTTTTGTCAGCCTAGTTATACCCATGCGAGGACTGTACTGACGCCCAGCCCCTTCCATGTCTTGCTTGCGAATCTCTTGCAGCTTGTCTTCATCTCCAACATTGACATCTTCGCCTTTCGCTCCAACAATCTTGATGCGGCGAAGGACCAATACATAAACCTGCCTGTTTTCCGTTCCATCCGGAATAGACACAACCTCAAAGTTGACCCGATAGCCGGTGCCATTTGGGATCGCTCCAAAAACCCCAAACTGTGTATTGTTGACCGGCGAAAATGCGTGGCAAAAACTTGTTGATCGATTGCTTTCATTGCTAGGGCAAAGAAAAACATCATCATCAGGACCTTCGTACTTTCCAGGATCTCCATTGCTTGGTTTTCCCGCCGTTCCATACAAAAGATTTACAAGGCGTAATCGGTTGAACCCTGAAGTTGAATTGACAACACCCGGTATTGGGGAATTGCGTTTCCAATAAAACGCAAAAAAGTCTTCATACAAAGCGTCTAAGGCGTTGTTGCCCAAGAAAATGCCTTCTAAGTCAGGTGGAGCAATGCCATCGGGGTTAATTCCTTCTGTACGACCTTGCTCGCCAATAACAAACATCAGCTTGGCTGATTGCTGCGTTCCATGACTGAGCATGCGTGACCACACCAGTTTTGGCGTGACCAACATGCCGCCAACGTTCTTCTCTTCGTTGTAAAGACCAAAGATGATCGGAATAGGTGAGCCGTAATCTGCAAGCTCATTCAGCGTGTCAAAACCACGGCTAGGCGTAAAACGATTTGCAGCATTGACACTGCCAAGATCTAACTGAGTCCGCTTTGATGCCTCGGGCATCTTGGGCTTTGGTGTGAGGAGGTAAGCAACACCAGTCAGCACAAGACTGATAGCAAAACTGATTAAAACAGCTTCAACACCAGTGGCTTGTATGTCAGGCAAATGCTCATATTCAGCCGGACGCACCAACCCCTTGCGCCGTACCTCAGCAGCAAACTTGCGATATTCCTCCTCCGTTATCCCAATCGTTTTGATTAACTCTTTCTCGTACGGAAGCAGTGGTACGTCGTAAACAGTTGGACCGAAGACCACTGAATCCTTTCCGACATTCGATTGACGTGCAAGATTCCCGTCTGCCATGTGACTGCGAATGCCCAGGATTGCTGCGGTAGCAGCAGAATATCCCCATCATACTTCGGCTTTTCTACCCGAGAACCCCAACGCATTAGATCACGACAGATCTCCCATTTGCTTGCTTCATACCACGACTGCTTAAACGGTGGTGCTTCAATACCCATCCGCTCCAATGCCTGATAGCACAGGTGAATACAGTCGATATACCCGTCACTGCCGTCAGCTCCTAGCCGATACGGCATTCCAATTAGATCACTGCAATCGGACACTGCTACTAATCGGCAAATTGCCCACAAGTTTTTGCGTCAGAGAACGCCTTGGCACGTCCGTTCCAACAGCGTCCAAAACAGAACTCAACTCCAAATTCAACGAAACGTTATCCCACTGCCCACCAGTGACAACACCTGTATAAGTGTGGACAGTAGTGTGCGTTGCTGACGTTCCTGTGTCAGGGTCAGAATCTTCAATGATCAACACTTCGACTTGCATGTAATAACTTCCCTTGATCGCGGCTCCTCCCCATTCGCGAGTTAATTCATTATTGGGAAACACTAAAGTTGCTTCAAGGCCATCACCTGTGCGATTGACGGTAACCCCAGAAAAACCAAACGGCGCAAATTGATACTCGTCACCGTTATGCGTCAGCTGCCTACCGATAAAAAAGTTTTGAAACCGGAAGTCAACAGTATCGTTGGGCGTGATCCTTAAGACATGACCAAAAGCAAACTGTGTCACATTCCCAACCTCTTACGTGTACCGCTGCTCATTTGCAACCGCTTCAATGTTTGCTGTTCACCCTGTTTAGCACCTTGGGTAGCAGCTTGCCTCATGCCAGCTTGGAACTGATCAGCCGTCACATAATCAACGTTGTTGATGCGCTCAACGGTGTAACGAACGTCGATTGGTGCGGCAACTGCTGTTCCACCGTCTTCGCTTGACGCTCCAGAAGCTCCTGTTTCAGGGATAACAGAACCGCCGCGAGCACCACGCGAATAACGCGACATGCTTTCGCGCATCTTGCTTTCAGGAATGACATATTCCGGTTCACCACCTTCGCCAATAAGTGCGTTAGTTGGGCCTGAAACGTATCCGCCTTCTGCAAATGCTGAAGAAAAATCAAGCCCTGAAGTCAAAGGTGCTGAAGCGCCACTACCGAAACCACCACCGCCACCGACACCAGGCATCGAAATACCCAGCGCCTTCATGATCGTGCCGTACAAAATCATCGTGATTTGCTGCGCGATGATCTGCATTGCCATATCCAAGAAATGCTCAGCCGTAGCGGCGAGCATGTCCTTCAGTGCATCTTCAGCAGACTTACTGCCAGTTATGACGCTTTTGAATGCACCTGCAAATGAGTTGCCAATAACAGTGGCACCAGCTGCGACTTGATTTTGAACATCAAGCAACTCTTCCATGCGCTTTTGCATTTGAAAGAGAGGGTCAGCTTCTAGTTGTTTTTGCGCTTCATCAGCTGCTTTTTTGGCTGCACGATCTGCATCTTCCTGGCGCTTCTCTTCAATTCTTTGCAATGCTTGATTTTTTTCTAGCTCTGCATCTAACAAAGCGTTGCGACCGCCCAATATATCATCGTTGAATCTATTGCCAATCTCAAATTTCTGCAAGGCGAATTTTGCGTTTACATCGTCAATTTCACCTTCCGTAAGCTTTGCATCGCGAATAGCTTGACGCAAATTAAATTCTTCCTGCGACATTTTAACGACTTCTTTTTGCGCCTTGGCTTTTTTAACGTCTTGTCCACCTAGTACATTATTAGTTTTTTGGATATTATTAGCCGCTGGAGACGTGGCGCTAACAGTGCCCTGCTGCCCGAATCCTCCAGCTTGTGCCAAGGCATTTATGCCTCCAGACACTTGACCAACAGCGCCTGAAATTGCACCCCCAACGGCACTTGCAGCACCAGCTGCCATGTTGATGAGTGCTTTTAATGGTGCAGGCAATGCGTTGTAAAGGCTTGTAAGTTTCTGATGGATTATTTCGCCAAGGCCGGTAAACACACTTACAACGCCATTTTTAATTGAGTTGGCAAAACCTAATACTGCTCCAATTGCGTCGTTAGCAAGTCCTGCGATGCTCTTGAAAAACCCAGTAACTACCGCAGTTGCAAACTCGGCACCTTTCATGATCGCTTGGAATCCTTGCTCTAATTCATAGGCTAGGTTTACGTTTTCCTCAAAGGGCGAAAGCTCTTGAAAAAACTCAGAAGCAGCTTGTGCAATCCCACGGAAAGGAGCCAAAAGAAGTTTCACGG